GAGAACCAGATTCGTAGATAGCTTCCTCAATTCCATTTGTCGGAGTAGTTGAAGAGTAGTTGGAGCCCGTCGTAACAACAACTTCGTCCAAACTAAACTCGAACTGCGGTACTAGTGGGCTTGTGTAGCCGTTGATGCCAAAGTTGTCAACCCACTGTGCGTCCGAAACAACGTCAGCGCCAAGCGGACGAAGGTAGTCAATGATACCGGTATCGAAGACACCACTTGTACGACTCTTAGTAGTTTGGAATCCAAAGTAAGCGTTAACAGTCGGGTCTGCCCCATCAGCGTTGCTAGAGCAGCTAAGCCTAGTTAAGACGCTTGGGAAAGAAATAGAAGCGGTGCCGTAAGCGCCAACGTCTGCGCCTCCGATGGCACCCGACACGAAACCATCTGAGCCAGCATGTGAGAACGGAATTTCGTTAGAAGCAAGCGCAAACGCATTGGTGGAAGCATTTCCGTTTGTCATGGTCTGTGATCCGGAGAAATATGTAAATGCTGGATATCTTGGAGGCCCGAAGACGCCGAACGGTAAGTATTTTGGATCAACACTGCCAACGTCCTCATGCACAACAACTCGAACATACTCGGAAAGGTTTGGATAATCACCAAACTCACGATACCTGTTCTCTGTAGCATCAAACTCAACAGATACATCACCGATTAAGCGTGCAATATAATTTGAACTATTTGGATTCAAGTTGCAGTTAGAGAATCGCTCTAAGATAACCGGGCCAAGATCAGTGTCGGATGTGCGACGAATCTCAACATCAAAAGAGCCGTACTTAACGTTATCGTTACTTGGAGCCTTGACATTGTTAATAGAAATTTTAATATTCTTTTGAAGCCATGAGCCATACCCATTGATTCCAACAAACTTAAACAATTTCTGCTGGCCAGCGTAGGTATAAGAACCCGTGTCGGCGTTAAGCGACTGAGCAAAAAACCATCCAGAGTGAGCGTCACGATATGGAATTCTTTGCTCGTGTGGCCCATTGTCATTCGCGCCGTTAGCTACGGCCGCGATAAAGCCATATGTGTCAGCCCCAGCAAGGGTAGACTCGTCCGTGCCAGCACGTCCGATAAAGCTTTCGAAGGTTTCGCCTAGCCAATAGGTCTTAGAAGAGTTGGAGTCGGCCATCGCACCAGCGTTCTCTGGGTTTGTGTTGAATACGTTGCGAATAAAGTGGCGGCTACCCTCTGTGAGGTTGAACGTGATGTCTTCAAGCTTGTTAGTGCCAGCAACTGGGTCTCCGGTAGTGCCGTAAATCTGCGCCTTAAATTCGCCGTTAGTAGCCTTGAAAACTGCGCCGGCTGCACCTGTAGTCTGTAGAGTACCAACGCCCGGAGCAAGGTTTCCTGAAAGAATAATAGCGCCACTGTTTAGATACCAGATGGCCGCCAAAGTCCCTTTGTTAGTAGCTGTGGGACCTCCAGAGCCAGATTCGAAAACATAGAGACCGTATGCGCCGCCGTTGGTCGCAACAGCAGCGGCTGGTCCAGTTGCAGTGGTAGTCCAGCCAGCCTTACCTGCGGTGGTGGCGTCAGGGGATTCTGTTCCCATAAGACGAACAAATGTAACGGGACCAACTCCTGCTCGGAGATAAGCTTGTGCGGCGTAAGCAGCGTAAGAAGCTGCGCTGTAACCATTGCCTAGGCGCCAAACGTCGCCATCAACGCCAATTCCCGGGCTCGGCTCGCCAAACTTTTCAACAAACTCTGAAAATGAACCAACCTTGGTTGGAATCATGCCCGGTCCTCTTAGTGACCGGCCAATAATAACCGGGCCAACTAAATCAGGAGCCGCAGGAATCTGCGACTGGTCGATTTCATTGATAAAAATACCGGGGGATACGAATCTAAACTTGCTAACGTCTGATGGCATTACTCTGTCTCCTTAAACCACAATTGTCCGAATATGGTTCCTTTCACTTTATAAATAGTATTGTGCAGAGGCAAAGACCTTACTCTCTATAAAAACCTTTGCCTTCTGCGTCCTCGTCCAAGAATGTATTAATATCGCCTACAATAACTCTTTCACGCGGAATCTTAACCTCAACAAAGTTCTCAACCATGGTGATTTTAGGTTTCGGGTCGTTGACACCCTCGCCCATAAGATATCCAAGCACTTTTAACTTAATATCAGAAATATATGTTCTTTCTTCTTCGCCAAGGTTTGCAATATTATTGTTGTAAGATATGTCACCTTCAACAAATGCCTCGTAACGATGCCCTTCATTCGTGATAAAGAAAGAATTAGCTTGGCCCGTAAAGGTGTAAAACGGCTGAATAAGATCATTCATTTGCTGGACATATTCTGTCCGAATTCTTAAATTGTAGGTTGCATTAACCCAGATTGGAATAGGTTGGTATATAGTTTGGTAGACAGTTGGGCCCGGACCTTTTCTTGGGAAGTTTGATTGGCCGCGGCCAACGTTGTTGTTCACACCTCTTTTCCTACCAGAAAACGCATTTGTAAAGTTTGATGTTTTGTCTTGGTTTATTCTTCTAGCTGCCGGGACATTTACCCTTCTTACTCTGTGCATTCCCCTGCCAAAATCTGGCATATGGGCTTGCCATGTTCCCTTAAACGCTGGGTCTTTTGTCATTGATGACCTTTCCACAGTCATAAGGGGTAGTTTAAATATTCCTTTTCTGTCTCGGATGTCTTGGTCTCTAGAGTTCTTTATCTGGTGTGAGCGCTCGGCAGCAACCCAAAGAACGGGCACAACTGTGTTACCTTTGTTTGTTGTTGTTTGCAGAGCCAGCTCGTCTTTAATGTAATTGTATATCGCCGTATCAATATTTTCAACAGTAGACGGCATAAAAGTAATTTCTTTCAGCCTCTCGTCCGCGTTCTCTAATTCTGTATGGTCGTATTTAGATGGCACTGAATAAATCCTCCCGTGCTCGAACACACTTAGCTGAAATCTCCAAGAGGTGGTCAATCTGTCCGTATAATTGCTTTGGCTCTGAAAGGGTTACGATTTCAAAAAACGTGTCGCCGTACAGTACAAAGTCACCTTCGCGGACAAAAAGGTCTTGGTCCTCTGTTAATCTTCTTTTGTGAAAATGCACTACAATGGATGACTCTTTGTCAAGACCAATGTTTTCTTGATACTTTGTTTGAATGCCTTCCCACTCTACCAAAGCATGCACACGAACAGGTGGTAAGAAGTTTTTTCTTATAGCCTCACCATAGATAGGGTGAAAATTGGTTGTGTTCTGGTCTATCGGATAATAAACTACAGTTTGGCCGATAACACGCTCAATAAGCTCATCGTTAACCTGTTTTACAAGGTCTCTTTCTTTCTTCCCTGTAAACAGCGGAGGGGGCGGGGCGTCTGGTTGTGTCCATTTGTTTTCATTTGACATCTAAGTTACCCCTGATAAATCATTAGTGGAATGTTGCTATTAACCTTGTCAATAGCAGTAATCATAGCCGAATCCTGCTCCGCGAGAGCCTTGTAGGTCATCTCATCTAATATAGTTTTAAGCTCTTCTTTTAGGCCGTCCTGTTCGTCTTTAGCCTGTGTAAGAAGGTCACCTGAGTTTAATGAAACATTGTCACCGGGTATAGGAATGTTGCCGCCAAACTTACCGCGAATCTGTCCAAGCATCTCTTTACAAAGAGCTAGGGCGTACCTACGAATCCAGTGCTTGCCAATAGCGTTGATATTCTTGTACGGAATATTATCAAACGGTAGAGTGTTAAGGTTGTTAATGCCGTCAGTGCCGTTCTTTCTATCCGAGTCCTCGGTCCATGGGTCTTTGTCGATTGTGAATTGTACATACATGGCTTGTACAAAACCCTCTGGGATTGGGAATATTCTTAGCTTGTTGTTAAACAATTCGTATGAGTAGTGGGACAGCCTAGTAAACAGGTGGTCTTCGTATGCCATGGCTTGAAGCTTGTTTTGCCACACTGGTATAATCTCAAATGTTGTGTCATCTGCGTACTGACCGTAGTAGTTTAAGTTTCCTACAACATTAAGACCTCCGTAGTA